AAGATAGGGCTTATTGATGTGGACAGCCACCGATGGCCGAACCTGTGCCTGATGAAGCTGTCCGCCTACCACAAGGCCCAGGGGGCCGATGTGGAGTGGTGGTTCCCCAAGGGGCGGTATGACCTCGTTTACAAGAGCCGGGTGTTCACGGATACCTACTCCAAGGACAGGATCACCGTCACCAACGCCGACAAACTGATCTGCGGTGGCACTGGCTACGGTCCGGGGCAAAATCTGCCGGATGCCGTGGAGCATACCCGCCCCGACTATGGCCTCTATCCGCAGTTCCCGGACACAGCCTATGGCTTTCTCACAAGGGGCTGTCCCAACCGCTGCGGCTTCTGCATAGTCTCCGGCAAGGAGGGGGACAAGAGCGTCCACACCGCCGACCTCTCAGAGTTCTGGGACGGCCAGAGGGAGATAAAACTGATGGACGCCAATCTGCTTGCCTGTCCCGGTCATGAGCGGCTGATCGAACAGCTTGCCGACAGCCGTTCATGGGTGGACTTCTCCCAGGGATTGGACATCCGCCTTATCACGCCGGACAACGCGGCGCTCCTGAACAGGGTCCGTACAAAAACTATCCATTTCGCATGGGATGACCCCAATGCTGACCTGACCGGCTGTTTTCAGCGGTTTTCAGAGCTGTCCAAGATCAGGGACTTCCGGCGCAAGCGGGTCTATGTGCTGACGAATTACAACAGCACCCATGAGCAGGACCTTTACCGGGTGGACATCCTGCGCCGGATGGGATTTGACCCTTATGTCATGATCTATGAGCGGCCCACGGCGCCGCCCATCACCCGACATCTCCAACGGTGGGTGAACAACAAGAGGATTTTCCGCACCGTGGAGCATTTTGCAGACTATGAGCCGGTGAAGAAACTGGGCAGGGATGGATAAGACACCTTGCCAAGAGAGTTTTGAAAATCTGAGAGAAGCGTCTGCCTTTTGGTGCGGGCGCTTTTCTCTGTTCTATGAAAGTTTGTCCTTTCCATAAGATGTTGAAAAGGACAGAACAGTTGAGGTGCTTTGCCATGACAGAAGCGATGAAAGACATCGACCTCCGCAAGGTGGATAGATCGACGCTCCGTGACCGCAGCACAGTCCGCATTGACCCGGAGGCATCCACAGAGGAGCGCATCCGGGCATGGATAGAACAGCTTGGCAACCCCTATGTCTATCTGGACGGCGGCGTGGTCGTGAAGCTGAGTTTTGCGGACAAAGGCGAGACCATCGAGGACCGCATCAACTCCCTTTACCTTGCCGGGGCCTGACATCCTTAACAAACCGGGCGATCCGGCGCTACAATGTGCTTGGGTCAAAAAAAGGAACTGCATCACAAGGTCTGCGGCTTTGTGTTCCGTTCCCATACGGGACAGAGCCTTCGGTTTTCTGAGAGACAACAAGGAGGTTCAAAATGTCCGACAAGATTTATAAGACCGGCATCTATGCCCGGTTATCCAGAGAGGATGCTGACCGCATGGAATCCAACAGCATCCAGAGCCAGCGGGCCATCTGTCTGGCTTACATAGAGGGCCACGACGACCTTGAGCTGGTGGACACCTACATCGACGATGGTGAGACCGGCAGCAACACGGACCGTCCCGGCTTTCAGAGGATGATCCAGGATATGCGTTCCGGGCGTATCGACTGCGCCGTCAGCAAGGACCTGAGCAGGTTCTCACGGAACTATATCGACGCCGGGAACTACCTGGAGAAGATATTCCCGGCGATGGGCATCCGCTATATCGCCATCAACGACAACTACGACAGCATGGCGCCCGGAAGCAGTACCGATGTCATCACCCTTCCCTTCAAGAATCTGGTAAATGACATCTACTGCCGGGACATATCCATCAAGATACGCACCAGCCTGGAGGTCAAGCGCAAGAAGGGCGAGTATGTGGGCAGCTTCGTCCCCTTCGGGTATCGGAAAGCCCCGCAGGATAAGAACCGCCTGCTGGTGGATGAGGCGGCAGCCGATGTCGTTTCCCTGATCTTCGGGATGTATAAGGACGGTTTCCCCATCCTGAAGATCGCGAGACGGCTCAACACCAGCGGCATCCCCACCCCGATGGAGTACAAGCGGATGCAGGGCGCACACTTTGAGACGGCTTTCCGCACAAAGGAGCGGCCGGAGTGGGAATATGTGACCGTCAAGCGGATACTCTCCAACATCGTCTACACCGGGGTACTCATCCAGGGACGGCGGGGGACGCCGAACCATAAAGTCCGGGTGACGCGCCCCAAGGAGGAGACAGACTGGGTGCGGGTGGAGAACGCCCACGACCCCATCATCTCCTGCACCGACTTTGAAGCCGTGGCGGAGCTGATGCGCCGGGATATGCGGTGCGGCAGGGACAGCGAAAAGCACGACCTGTTCTCCGGCTACCTGTTCTGCGGGGACTGTCAGAATACCATGATCCGCAAGACGCAGAGGGCGAAGGGCAAGGCATATGTCTACTACAACTGCTCCCACAACAAGCGCACCCACGAATGCAGCCCCCACTCCTTCAGCGAGGCAAAGCTGGCGGAGATCGTGTTCCACGCCGTCCACGACCAGATCGAGGTGGTGCTTCATCTGGATAAGGTGCTGCGCTTCATAGACAGCCTCCCCCAGCGGGACCGCAAGGTGTTCAGCTATGAGGCGCAGATGACCCGGCTTGAGGAGGAGATCCAGCGATACAAAAAGCTGGAGCTGGGCCTCTATGAGAACTTCGTGGAAGGTATCATCAACAAGGCGGAGTACACCGACTTCCGGGAGAACTACCGGGGACTAATCGAGGAGAAGCAGGAGGCCGTGAAGCGGCTGAAACGGGAACAGCAGGACGCCGCCGCGATGGGCAGCCAGAACCGGGCATGGGTACAGGTTTTCGCACAGTATGAGAATGTGCAGGAGCTTGACCGCCGCATCCTTCTGGCTCTGGTAGATAAAATACTCATCTATGAGGACAAAAAGGTGGAGATCGTCTTTCGGTATCGGGATGAGTTCGCCAGGGCGATGGAAGTAGCGAAAAACTACAAGGACTGTCCGCTTCCGGCAGTGGGCTGAGAGGGAGAGAGAAAATGGCACGAAAGAGCAGAAAAGCACAGGCCCAGCCTGTGGCAGAAGTGAAAAAGGAAACAGCGGCGCTCCCCACCGCCATCTATGCCCGCCTGTCGGTGGAGAACAGCGGCAAGGACGATGACGGGAACTCCCTGCAAAACCAGATCGCCGTCTGCGAGGACTATCTGGACGGATGCCCGCACCTCCGGCTCACGGAGGTCTACTCGGACAACGGCAGGACGGGGACCGTGTTCGACCGTCCGGCGTGGAACCGCCTGATGGACGATGTGCGGACGGGGAAGATACAGTGCATCGTGGTCCGCGATCTCAGCAGGTTCGGGCGCGACTATGTGGAGACCGGCAGCTATCTGGAGAAGATTTTCCCGGCGCTGGGGACACGGTTCATCTCCGTGAAGGAGAACTTCGACAACTTCACCTGCGGCAACGCAATGGAGTCCCTGTCGGTGAGCCTGCAAAACCTGGTGAACGCCATCTATTCCAGAGATATTTCCAAGAAGGTCTCCACGGCGCTCCGGGCGCAGATGGAGACAGGGAGCTTTCGGAACCGCAACCTCCCCTATGGCTATCTCTGGAACGAGGATAAGACCGCCTATGTGGTGGATGAAGAAGCCGCCGCTGTTGTCCGGCAGATATTTGAGTGGAAACTGCGGGAGGTATCGGTCTACACCATCGTTGAGCGGTTGAAGGCCGGGGGTATAGAAAGCCCGGAGCGGCACAAGCGCAGGGCCGGCACCCGGAACGGCGGCAACATCCAGGGCGAGGGCTGGTGTCCCTCCACCATCCGGGGCATCCTGCAAAACCGGGCGTATATTGGGGAGATGATCTGTGGGAAGTCCGAAACGGCGCTCTACAAAGGGCTGAAAAAACGGCTCACAGAAAAAGATAACTGGATCGTTGTCTCCGATGCCCACCCGCCCATCGTTTCTGTCTCGGACTTTGAGGCGGTGGAGCGGCAGATGCGGGAGGACAGCGCCCACCGGGAGACCGCTATGGAGTGGTCGGCGGACATCCGGGCGGGCATGATCGACCTCTTTGCCGGGAAGATATTCTGCGCCGACTGCGGAAAGCGGATGTACTACAAGCGGCAGCGTATCTGCGGATGCAAAAATGTGACCTTCCGGGGTGTTTATGATTGCAGTACCCATGTGCGGCGGGGTCACGCAACCTGTTTTAACCACTTCATCCGGCAGGACGCCCTCAACGAGAAGGTGTTCAATGCCATCCGGGACCAGCTTCAGGTGGCGCTGGACTATGAGAGGCTCCTGCTTGCCATGCGGGGCGGCTCCGGCGAGGCAAGCGTCCGGGAGAAGCACAAGGCGGCGGTGGCAAGCGTCAAGCTCCGGCTGAACGCCCTGAAAAAGAAACGGGCGGGGCTGTATGAGAGCTATGTCGAGGGCATCCTGAACGAGGAGGAATACGCCTTTGCCAAGCAGACCTATGAGGAGCAGTACGAAGCTCTGAACCGCCTTTTGGACGAGGCCGTGGAGCGCCGGGAGCGGTTCCTGGCGTCCATCTCCCCGGACAACAAATGGCTCACCATGATGCGGGGTGCTGCCGGGATGACAGGATTGACGCAGGAGCTTGTGGACGCGATGATCGAGAAGGTGCTTGTCTACGGCGGGAGCCGTATCGAGGTCGTGTTCAACTACAACGATGTATTTTACGCCATGCTGGAGTGCGTGGAGCAGATAAAGGAGGCGGGCGGCGATGACTGATCAACGGGTGGGCATTTATATCCGCCTTTCCCTGGCGGACGGGGACGGGAAAGCCGAGAGCGACAGCATCGGCAACCAGCGGGAGCTGATCCATCAATTTTTAGACCGGCATCCCCAACTGAAAAATGCGCCCCGGACGGAGTTCGTGGACGATGGGTACACCGGGACCAACACGGACCGCCCGCAGTTCCAGGCGCTGATGAAGGAGCTTCGCACCGGGGCCATCAATGTGATGGTGACGAAGGATTTTTCCAGATGCCACCGGGACTACACCCAGATGGGTAACTATCTGGAGTGCGTCTTTCCCTTCCTCGGTGTCCGCTACCTCTCCGTCAATGACGGCTATGACAGCGATGATTACAAGGGCATGACCTCCGGCATGGATGTGGTCCTGCGGAACATCATCTATGAGGCGTACAGCAAGGACCTGTCCGTCAAGACCACCACGGCGAAGATCATCATGATGAAGCAGGGCAAATACATAGGCAGCTTCGCTCCCTATGGCTTCCGGTTCCACCCCACGGTCCGGAACAAGCTGGTGATAGACGGGGACTCGGCGGCGGTGGTGCGGCGTATCTTCGATATGACCTTGCAGGGGATGGGCAGTACCGCTATCGCCCGCCAGTTAAACAGTGAGGGCATTCTTACCCCCGGCGCCTATTTCCGGCAGAAAAATCCGGGGAGCGGACGGTTCCGCAAAGCCTCCGAAAAGAACGGCTGGACGGCGGCCACGGTGCTGAACATCCTCCACCAGTATGAGTACACCGGGGCGCTGGTGGGGCGCAAGCGGTACAAGGCCAGCCTCCATGAAAAGCGGACCGTCCCGCAGGATAAGTCCGACTGGATCATCTATGAGGGGGCGCATGACGCCATCATCAGCAGGGCGGACTTCGACCGGGC